AATATTTTATTATATTTTATAATATTTTATTATATTTTATAATATTTTATTATATTATATTATAAACTATGAATTTTTTTGATGGTTTGATGACACCTTTAAATAAAGGTCATTGTATGTATTTTTATGTTTTAGGATGGGCAGCTTTGGCATTAGCATTTTTAGCAATAATTATAGGACTAATGGCCATATATAAAAAGTATTACAAAATGCTAGGTTTTGCAATATCATATTTTTTTACCTTTACATTAGGGTATTATCTTTATAGATTAAACTATTCGGTGTGCTTAGCTGCTAATAAATAAAGTTTATTATAATATAGATAAACTAATATATAAATATTATATAATTAATTATATAATATTTGTAATAATAAATATAATATTTATGAAAATATTAAGCATAGATATAGGTATTAAAAATTTAGCATATGTGATTTTAGAATGTGATGTTATAGATAAAAAAAATAATGCTAATGAATTTAAAGATTTTAAAATTATAAAATGGGATGTAATAAATTTATGTAATAAATTAATTTCTTGTAATCAACTATCTTGCTCAAAAGAAGCCAAATTCCATAAAGACAATATTTTTTATTGTAAAAATCATACAAAAAAATTGGAATATAGTTTACCAACATGTAATATTAAAACATTACATAAACAATCTGTTGCTAATCTCTCAAAACTAATTGAACAATATCAAATTAAAATAGAAAAACCTATAAATAAAGCTTCATTAATAAAATTATTAGAAGAATATTTAAACACTACGTGTTTTGAAGCAATTGAAAGTGTTAATGCAAATAATGTAAATTTAATAGATATAGGAATTAGTATAAAAAATGAATTAAATGAATTATTTAAAAATTACGAGTTATCTAGTATTGACCAAATTATTTTGGAAAATCAAATAAGTCCTATTGCTAATAGAATGAAAACTATTCAGGGCATGATATCTCAATATTTTATAGATTGTAATAATTATAATATTAAATTTATATCGGCCACAAATAAACTAAAACCATTTATCAATAAAGAAAGTAAATATGTAAGTGGTTATAAAGATTTATATGAAATTGATGAAGTTAAAGATGTTAAAGAAGTTAAAGAAAACAAAGATAAAAAATTATCATATAATGAACGAAAAAAACTTAGCATTTATTATACAAAACAACTATTAGAGCAAAAAAATATGTGTCTTGAACATGCTTTCTTTATTAAACATTCAAAAAAAGATGATTTGGCAGATTGTTTTTTACAAGGAATTTATTATTTAGAAAACTTTAATGTACTAAAATAATTACTATTAACATATTATTAACATATTATTAACATATTATTAACATATTATTAACATATTATTAATAATAATTAATATATAATATATATTGCGGAGTATTTAAAAATTAAACTTCTAGTTTTATCATAATAGTTTTAATGGATATTGTAGAAATAGAACCCGAAACTTTGAATATTGATAATTTTCAAATTCCAGAATTTAAAATAAATGATTCAGATGTAGAAGAAATTATATCAAAAAAGCCATCTTCTAATTTTGGAGGTGGTATTGAATTATTAATGAATGGAAAAAATATAACTGATAAAAAAACATCAACATCAATAGATATTGAAGACATTACTAGTTTAGAAAATGAATTAAATGATTTAACAGATAATAGCACTTCAAAACAATTTGATGACAAATTAAAATTAAATACTACTAATGATTCAAATAATAAAAAGGAAATAAATTATAATCAATCAACAAGTGCCAATAAAAAATCTATTTTTGGAGGTTTATTTGGTGATTCTAAAAACAATGGTTCAAATGTTAAACCTGTTACAAAAAATAATGATAATGACGTAGCAAATTTAGGAAAATCAACAGCAAATATGAATGAAAATAAAACATGGGATGGTTTTGGTAAATTTAATAATGTACCTATTAACTTAGACAAAGCACAAGAAAAACCCGAATTAACAAAAGAAGAAGAATTAAAAGAAAAGTTCAAATATTTACGCAAGTTAGAAGATCTAGAAAAAAAGGGGGTATCGCTTAGCAAACGTTATAATATGGATTCTAATTTGAATGAAATGATTGGAGAATATGAAACTATTATTGCTGAAAAAGAAAAATCAAACGCAATTAAATTTCAAGGAAAAATGTTAATGGCATGCATAACTGGACTAGAATTTTTAAATAATAAATTTGATCCTTTTGACATTAAACTTGATGGTTGGGGTGAGCAAATAAATGAGAATATTGATGAATATGATGAAATTTTTGCCGAATTACACGAAAAATACAAATCTAAAGCAAAAATGTCTCCCGAATTAAAATTGTTGTTTCAATTAGCTGGTTCAGGAATGATGATTCATATGTCAAATACACTATTTAAATCTTCAATGCCTGGAATGGATGATATTATGCGCCAAAATCCTGAATTAATGAAACAATTTACTCAAGCTGCTGTTAATACCATGGGTCAGTCTAAACCTGGATTAGGGGGATTTATGAATGGACTATTTGGAAATAATGGTTCTAATCCTGGATTTGGAGCATCAATGCCACCAAATGTTAATTCAGGACCTCCGCCACCACCGGTTGAGTCTAAGTTACCTGAACGCAGTCAAAGAGTACAAAATATAATAAATCGTCCAGATATTATGTCGGCACGTGGCATGGAAATGGATAATGGTGAAGGTAATCCTTATAATGAACAACGCATTACACGTCCAGAAATGAAAGGTCCTTCAGTTGCTCCTTCTAGTCAAAATATTGCGTCGCTATTAAGTGGTTTAAAAACTAAGCAAGTTGATATAAATGAAAAAAGAAATAATGAATCTAGCACTATTAGTATTGAAGACTTGAGAGATTTAACAAATGCTAAAATACCTACAAAATCTAAACGTAGACAGCGAAGTGACAAAAATATTGTGAGTTTAGATATTTAAAATAGCATAAAAATTTTATAAATATATTTAAAAAAATTTTTATACATACAAAATAGTATGGTATTTACTTGTGATTTTTGTAATAAAGACATTTCTGAATATTGTACTTTATATTTTGGATTTGATTGTATGTGTTGTAGTAATAATTGTCGTTCACAAGTTATTCAAATAAATTTACAAATTGATCCAAAAATGAATAGTCCGCATACTTGGTTTATACATAAATTAAGAGCTGAAAAAAATAAAGGCAATAATAAATTATTACCAAAAAATCAATCATTAATAAATTTATTAACACAATTAGTAATGTAAAAATTTTATGTAATTTCTAACTCCTCATTTTTTGAATCATTATTTACACTAATGCTAGGTTTTTTAATATTTAATTTAAGAATACCTTTATGTAATTTTTGTTTATAAGATAAACAATCATATGGTACTTTTATATAAATAGTTGTTTTGTCTTTTGTAACAGCAATAGTATACATACGCACCATACTATAACTTATAATATTAAATTATAATATTATAATTTAATAATTTTAAATAATTATAATATATTAATTATAATATATTATTTAAATTTTATACTTTAAAATTATATAGTTAATAATAACAATGATAAATAAATATCCTATAAATTCTGATTATAGTAATTTAAAAACATATATAATAAATTTAGACACTACTATAAATAATTATACTAAACTATTACCATATTTATTAAATCTTGGTTTAATAGTAGAGAGATTTAGCGGTATTAATGCTCTAAAAGATGAACACTTGAAGCCCGAATATGAGCAATATATTTCAAGTTATGCTAAAAATTTTGCCCCAAAATCCGTAATTGGTTGTGCTTTAAGTCATATATTATGTTGTAAACATATAAAGTCTAGTTATAGCAAAAATATAAATACTAATATGCCATTTTTTCTAATAATGGAAGATGATGCTTTTCCATTATATAATAAAGAAGAATTTTATGAACGCCTTAATAAATCATTATATGAAATACAATTATTGGATAGCAATTGGGATATTATACAATTACATAGCGATTGTATTTTACCAACAAAGGATACATACAATACACATATTGCGTGTGGAAGTACAGCAGCCTATTTAATATCACTTAATGCTATTAATAAAACATTAAATTCTAAAATATATGGACATTTGGATTTTATTCAACATAACTTTATTGTATATAATAAATATAGAACAAAAGAAAATTTATTTTATACAAATGAAAAAGATAGTCTAAATAGAATTGAAGTTAAAAGTAAATTAAATTATAAATATTATAGTTTATTATTAAAATCAAGATTTTGTGAATTATTAAATTATTATACGCATATTATTCCATTACGGGGAGAGAAAAAGTACCAACACTTTTTAGAATTTAAATTATTAAAAGAACCTTTTTTTAATAAAGAATTTAATGCAAATGATTTATTAGATTATTTATTAACATTTATAATATTAAGAAAATTATTACAAAAATGAATTGACTATATTAAATATTTTAAATATTTTAAATATTTAAATATTTAAATATTTAAATATTAAATTACAAATTAATTTAAATTATAATGGTTTATAGTGAGGACTATTCATTTCAACCAAAATTAATATGTAGTAAAGGAAATATGTTATTAAGTGAAATAAAAATACCTAATAGCACAAACAAAGCATATAACTTACAATTTGAGTTTAATAATTTAAACACTAGCAAAATAAATGTAGATACATTTTTAAGCACAGCAATTTATGATTTACTTGAAAAAGTAAATGTTGAATTGATTGAAAAAATATATATTTTAAATACAATAAATAATTATGAAACAGATGTATGTATTTTATTAAAACAAATTGCCAAAGAAGTAGGCATTAAGCAAAAATATGTCTTATTTAGAACTACTAAATATTCAAATAATTTAAATAAAAACATTACTTTTTATAATAAAGATTTAATATATGAGCATAAAGACTTAATAGACACTTATTTAAAATCTATAAATTTAGATGCTGAAAAATATGAACCAATGACCTTTAATTTTGGGAAAACTTATATAAGTATAAATGATGAAATGACACAACAAAATGAAGTTACTAAATTAATAAATGTTAAATTTTCGATTGATTTTCAATTAACAATAGCAGATGATTTGCCTATTTATATGAACAATTTTATTGGATTAATGTTTAAAAAAATGTTTTACAATTTGAAAGAATTTATAACTAATTTAAATTCATAATAAATATATTATAAATAATAATAACTTAATAACTTAGCATTTATTAAATTATTAAACAATGATATTTATTAATGTGTATATATTTTTACGAATTACAAAATTAATAACATTAGTTATGTGTGAAATTATAAAATTTTACACTATTAAATGTGTTAATAGTTTATATAAAATATCTAGTACCAGATTAGAATTAATTAAAAAAATATCTAAAAAATTAGAAGAAGAAAATATTGTGTATGTGAAAATATTTCAAGCACTATGTTTAGACAAAGATTTATTAGCTAGTGATGAGCAAGAATTTTTACTTAAGTATACCGACAATGTTCCATATAAAACCAATGAAATAGATTATGACTTATTAAATCAGTTAGAAGCTGAATTTTCAATAACGTTAAAAAGTAAAATTCCAATAAATTGTGGTATAATAGGACTTGTTTTTGAAGGTATTGATTCATCTAATAATAAAGTAATTATTAAAATGTTGAAAAAAAATATTTATGAGAGATTTACAAATGTTTTTGACGAGTTGTTATACATATCATATGTATGCCAATATATTCCATACATAAACTCTCTCAAAATAACAAAATTACTTTTAGATAATGAAGAAATTTTATTAAATCAAATGAATTTTATGAAAGAACTTGAAGCAATTGAAATATTTAGTGAAAAATATAAAAATAATAAAGAATATGTGTTTCCAAAAGTTTATAGACATATAACTGAAAAATACAATAAACTATTAGTAATGGAAAATATTAGTGGACTTAAATATAAAGACATAGAAAGCATGAGCGAAATCATTAAAGAAGAGTTCGCATATGTATTTAACAAATTTGGTATATTAGGAATTTTATATCATTCAGTTATTCATTGTGATCTTCATAGTGGGAATGTATTTTTTTATATAAACAACGAAACCAGTTCAATAAATAATGAAGTTCCAAAATATAGAATAGGCATAATAGATTTTGGTATATGCGCATTTCCCAATAAGAAAAATCAAAATGCGTATTATGTTTTTCTAAGTTCTTTATTTTGTAATCAAGATTATAGCAACATAGAAAAAAACATAGAAAAGTTGTTATATGCTATTATACAAGAAAAAGACACATTTAATAATTTAAATGCTACAACAAAACAGGAATTTATAAATAAAATTATTAAGTGTTTACAAGCAAATATTAAAGATGAAATATCTACTCAATTAATAGGCGTTAGTAAATTATTTAATAAATACAATTTTAACTTTACAGAAGAATTTAATAAAGTGATTTTAAGTTTACATACAGCAAATAATTTTGGAAAACAATTATCCAAAAATTTTAAAGAAACTCAAACAAAAATAATGACTGATTTAAATAAAATTAATGATTTACTTAGTATTTAGTATTTTGGGGGGACTTGGACGCATTATTTTTATAAAGGTAAAATACTAACAAAGCAATCTCTCTCATGTTAAATGTATTAATATTTATAATATATCTAAAAATATTAATACCTCAAGTTATAAAATTACAAAATGTGAAAAATTTGGAAAAATAAATTTGAAAATTTTTTGGAAAATGGACATTTATAAATGTCCAATTTTTGAATTTTAAAACCTTTATAAAAAAATGAGAAAAAAACACAAATTTACAAATTTTAAAGCATAAAGGATAGAACTTTTATAATTTTCAAGAGAAAAACTTCTTACCATAAATTTTTTTATCAATTTTTAAAAAACTTTGGCCAAATTTTTGTTGACATTTGTTGACAAAAATTGTCCGCAAATATCCGAACATAAATATATTTAAGTTGTTTATGATGAGTTATGCTAAGGCAAATACAGATTCTTTGTATAAAATTATGCCCTTTCAAAAAATAACTGACATTTATTTACAAAAAATCCGCAAAAATCCGAATATTTTTATAAATTATTTAAATACTATTTTCTATTTAAATAATAGTGGTATTAATGTTTACAAAAAAATCCGCAAAAATCCGCAAAGAATTTGTATGTATTAATTGTCTTTATAATACGTGTGATAAAAAAGATTATAACAAACATATTAATACAGCAAAACATAAATATAATACAAATGTTGACATAGTGTTGACAAATATAGGAGAAAAATCCGAAAATTTAAACACAAATTTAAATACAAATGAAATGGTGTGTAATTGTGGTAAAAAATATAAAAGTAGACAAGGATTATATGCTCACAAGAAAAAATGTGCCTTTATAGAAAATGAGAAAATAGTTGATAATTCAAACAATAGTAATAATAGTAATAATAGTAATAATTCAAACAATCAACTAACCTTGACAAATGATTTAATTATTAAACTACTTAATGATAATAAAGAAATGAGAGAAATTATAATTAAGCAACAAGATCAAATAAGCGAATTATTACCCAAAATAGGCAATAATTTTATAACAAATAATAACAATAATAATAAATTTAATATTCAAGTATTTTTAAATGAGCGTTGTAAAGATGCTATAAATATGAGTGACTTTATTAAATCCATACAAGTAAGTTTACAACAATTAGATTATACCAAGCAAAATGGAATAGTTAATGGTCTAAGTAATGTAATAATTGAAAATATGAACAAGTTGGGTTTATATCAACGTCCAATTCATTGTACAGATATAAAGCGTGAATCATTATATATTAAAGATGATGATAATTGGGAAAAAGATGTTAATAAAGAGAAAATAAGAAAAGCAATAAAAGATGTATCAACAAAGCAATTTTGTGCTTTAAGTAAATGGATAAAAGAAAATCCAGATTTTCAAAATAATGAATCTAAACAAAATTATTATACACATACATTAGTAGCAATAGCAAACAATAAAGAACATAACGAAGAAAAAATAATAAAAAAATTATGTAATAATAGCTATATAAAAGAAGATTAAGTTTTATCTAATTCTTCACAAGAAACACTAGTTATTGTTATAGTTTTATTATTAGTATCTATGTTTTTTTGATTTTTTATAATATTCTTCATATAATGCTCATTAATAAACGAACAAATTTTATAATAACTAACAAATGAAATAGAAAACATTGTAACACAACTATTAAACATCATTAGGCCATTATTATCTTCAATACTATATAATACCCAACAAAAACTATGCAGATTACCCAAAAATAAGTACCATGAATCAAAATCCTTAACTGATTTTGTGCGATAAGTTTTTATTATTTGAGGAACATGATATATAACATTAATTACATTACACGCAATAAGGATTCCGCTTTTGTATGTATTATTATTCATTAATCATCTAATTAAAATTTAAAAATAACTTTAAATAATTTGTATATATATTAAACCTCTCAAAATTTCAAACTTCAATTTTTAAAATAAAATAATACAATATAATATATGTCTAATAAAACTAAAAAAAATAGTAACAAACATAATTTAGAAATATTGTTTGCCAATGTATTAGAAAAATCTTATAAATTAAGAAAAAAAAATCCAAACGCTTTCGATGGGCAAGGCTTTTGGCAACCAATAAAAAAATTGTTAGAACCACTCGATAGTTACAGTGCGAAAAAATGGAGAAAAATATCAAAAACAAAAACTAAAAAAATTATGCTTTTACCAGAATATAGTATAAATGGTTATGAAACTAAATTAATAGACGAAAAAAATCATTTTATTATACAACAAGTAAGAATACCATTAAATGAAAAACCAACAATAAAAAAAATAATTCAAATTGCGTTAAATATTGGTCAATATAAAGGAATAAACAATAATAAATTTATTTATAATATTAGATTTAATGACATAGCACAATTTATTTATAAAAAAGATATTATAGAATTATCAAAACATATAGATGATGAAATATTAAAAAAAGCGAACGACTATTTACATTCATTATAATATGTAATAAAAAAAAATTGATATATTATGCTATTATTATATGTGATTAATTTAAATACTTAACACATAAATATATATAATGGAACAAATACAAGCACAAATGCAAAATCAAGAACCAAAAATATTCGTATTAGTAGATACAAGTTATTGGATATTTTATAGATATTTTGCTATTATTCAATGGTGGGGACACTCTAATCCAGAATTACCTTTAACTAATCCATACGAAAATGAAGAGTTTGTAGAAAAGTTTTTGAAAACATTTAGCGAATCGCTAACCGGGTTTAAAAAGAAGCAAAAAATACATAAGAAAAAAACCACTATTATTGCTGTTCGTGATTGTCCTCGCAAATCTATTTGGAGAAATGCTTTGTTTTCAGAATATAAAGGTACACGAGACAAAGGTGAGGAATTTAATGGAGGTCAATTTTTCAAGCACATTTATCAAGACAATAATAAACTTTTATATGATGCCGGCGTTAATAGTGTATTACAATTTCCTAATTTAGAAGCCGATGATATTATTGCACTTACTAAAAATCATATTCGCCAAAAATATGCGGATGCCAAAATATATATTATTGCCAATGACCATGATTATTTACAACTTTTAGATGACAACACCGAAATTATAAATTTTCAAAACAAATTTTTAAAAGAAGCAAAGAAAGTGTTTAGCGAGCCACAGAAAAATTTATTTTATAAAATTGTATTAGGTGATAAATCCGACAATATTATGCCTATTTTTAAAAAATGTGGACCAAAAACTTGCGAAAAATATTATGAAAATAACGAATTGTTTTTAGAAGCATTGAAAAAAGAAAATGCTTATGAAAAATATGAGCTAAATAAAAAATTAGTAGATTTTAGAGAATTACCAATTGAGCTTGTAAGTAGTTTTACTAAAGAAAACTCTGAATTACTAGATAATCTATAAACTATAAACTATAAATTATGTTTAACATTATTATTAATATTATAACATATAATAATACTAATAATAATACTAATAATAATGTTAATTAAATATCCTTTATTAATTCCTACATTTGGCCATGGGTCAACAAGTTTAATTGTTAGTCCTTTTGAAACATTAGCAAGTAATTTTCTTAGCGGATTATGTATATATTATTGCTCATTTTTTCAACGAAAAATGTTATTAATTATTTTTTCTATTTATCATATTGCTGATGACTTTAAAATAAAAAATAACTTCTATAAATATTCTTTAAGTTCACTATTTCACTTAGCATGGCTAAAACAACCAATTATAAGTAAATGTTATTTGACACTAGTCCATACTCCTAGGCATTACTTAACTATTTATAAAAGAAAACAAAAAGTTGCGCAACAATTTTTAATAGGTTTTGGGACAAGCTTACTTGCCATTCCATTTTTAAATGCCAATTTGGATAAAAAATTAAATAATTACTTAGGAGAACTATGGTATGTTGCTCCAATAATTGCACATATAATAGTTCATGGCTATTATAATAAAATTATCAACGTTAATAGTACTATAACTTAATTACTTTAGTTTTTATACTTTAATTTTATGGATCTCTTATTTATTGATTTCTTATTTCTTGTTTTTCTTCCTCCTATAGACTTTGCTCGCACTCTAGATAGTTTTTTATGTTTTGTATTAATATTTGGCAAAGACTTTATTTTTCTTGTTGAATTATTAATATTTTTAGAAAATTTTTCTAAATTTTTTAATATCTTAATTTGCTCGTCTTGTTGTTTAATATTATTAAAATTTGGTATATCATTAAATATATTTTTGGATGTAGCATATCCAGTAAATTTACCTATTGCTAACATATCTTTAAATATATTGCCTGTGATAAAATGTTTCATTAAATTATTTGGAGACGCAATAATGTAAAATTTGTCTTCGGTTTTAGGAAATTTGCTAGTAATATGTATAGTTTTTTCTTCACTAAAAGAATGCGGTATCATCAAATATTTATTAACTTTTGGTCCATTATAACTTCGTGTAACTTTTGACATATTCCCATATAGCAAAATCAATTCATGTAAATAAGATAAGTATTCTCTATAAGCAAAATAAATATTCATATTTTTTGGTATTTGCCCATAACTCTTTTTATTATTATAATCAAATTCTGTATTTTTACTTGATTTTGTATTTTGTATAATAAACCAATTAACTAACATATTTTGTCCTTTAAATGGATTATTAGCAAAATTATAGGTTTTTGAATATACTAAAAACATATTTTCTAATAATTTATGTATTTTACTTACACATCTCCAATGTGTTTTAGTAATGAATAATAAAAAACCTTTGGTGCTTAATAATTGTAATGATTTTTCTATAAATTCATCGTCAATATTTGTTTTACTTTGCCTTCCAACACCACTAATGTTATACGGTGGATTTCCCATAATAACATCAAATTTTTTAACCCCGCAAATTTTTTCTATATCACTTTTTAAAAAGTCATTGCAAAATATATTTGCATCGTGTCCAAATATTTTACGCGACACGCCTACATTTTTAGGATTTATTTCAAACATATATAGCATATTTGTGATAATGTGCTCACTGCGTTTTTTATTATCTTTAATTTCATCTTTCAAACCTTCCATTAATTTACGATAAGCAACCATAGGATAATTACCTATTCCATTTGCGGGATCTAGCCATTTATAGTGTTTATTTTTCCATACTTCTTTTGGAAGTTTATCTAACATTTCTTCTATTAATGCTGTTGGAGTAAAAACTTCTCCAAATTCATTTTTCTCGGCATCTCTTACTGGTAAATATTGTTCTATTTTTTCTTGTATTTCATAAGGAGTCATATCATATATTTGTTTATCTTTTTTCATAATTTCTATTAATTTATCTTCTTTCATGACCTCTCTAATATTATCAAAGAATATAAATAAAGCATTTTTTAAAGCCTTATTTTCATCACTACTAATTAATTCTTTATATAACTCTAATGATTTTACAAACTCCTTAGGCTTTAAATTTTTAATTAAATTTATATAACTTCCGAAAACATTATAATCTGTATAATTACAATTAAAAGGATCTAAATCTATTTTTTTAGAAACATCATTGATCGTTTTATCAATACATTCATCAATTGAAGAACAGTTAGTATTATTTTTATCACTAAATATTGCTAACATACTTGTATATGTAGAAAGTAAATCCGCAATATCTTTCACTTGTAATTCGGAAATATCTTTTTTTTCTTCTGATTCTCCTAGTTCTTCTTCTGCTGGTGTATCTAATTCTTCATTATCTTGCTCTGGTTCTACATAGTATGTTGCTTGTTTTGTTCCTTTCTTAACCGCAATTTTAATATTACTTTTGCTTTTACTATTACTTGTTCCTGTAAATATATATTTTTTCATTTTATCAAAAGTTTTTAAATCTCCAATGGACAACAATACTTTTTCAATAATGTTTTTATTATTTCCTTTATAATGATTCATATATTCATCTTTTGATAATTTTAAATCTTTTATGAGTGTATTGTATAACTCGGCTTCTTCAACACCATTTATATTAGTAAGATTTAACCCATTATAATTAAATAACAATAGTAAAGATTGTATATTATTTGTTAAATCATCTATATTATTTGAATTCACAAATCCTTTACCATAATTCTCATTAAATTCATATAAAAAATTTTTACCGCGCTCATAATTTAAATCTATGTAATAACCATATTTTTTATTTTCTCTTTCGGTCAATACTCTAAACATAGTCTGATAATTAAGGTCCATAGAACTAACAGTATCAAAATTAATAGCAATATCAACACAAGGCAAACTTACACCCAATCTTAACATAGATCCAGTCAAAATTATTAGCGATTTGTTTTCTTTATATGCATTATATTGGGCAACTTCTATTATTTTATTAATAGATTTACCTCTTTCTAATGACGAAACAGTTACGGATTCTGTGCTAAATATTTCTTTTTCATTACTATAATCCTTTCCATAATATTTTAATTTTTGTCCATGAGCAATCAAAAAATGAAACTTATCTTTGAAATATTCATTAGTCAATAAGTTTAAAACTAATCCTCGGGTTAAAGGTTCAATATTTGGAAGACCGTCATTCTTTTCTTCTGTTTCATCGCTTATTTTATCTTGACTATTAATGGCCTTAGTTAATTCTTGTTTACATTTAACTGGGTCTTCATATAAATTATTATCAGGTAAGAACCATATTTGAGAATGTCTATTGCTAAAATCATATTTCAATTTGTGATGTAAATACCCAAATATTGTATTTCTAGAAAAATGATGATTTTTATCTTTATTGCCTATAAATTTTATTAAATCAATAACGCTATCATTGTTTGCAAATATTTCAATAGGATTTTGCATCATTGATAAATTTTTACCCATTGCCGAACATTTTAATTTAAATATATTACCAGAAAGAATAAAACGATTTGCGCCTTCTTTTGTTTTTAATGGT